TTACTCTTCCAATATGAAGATTTCTTCTACAGTTGTATTAAGTATTTTAGCTATTTTAATTGCTATTTCAACAGATGGTATTGACCTATTTTTTTCAATATTTCTATATTGACTTAAACTTATATCAATCTTTCTTGATATTTCTTCTTGTGTTAACTTATCTCTTCTGTATTGTTCAATTTTATTTATCATTTTCAAATCCTCCTTTTATTTACTTTACTATAATTATCTATACATTTATATAATATTCTTACGTCAAAATAATGACGTTAATTGTTAAATATAAATATTTGAGCATTAATATATTGACACATTGTTAAATTTTAATTACAATGTAATTAATAAATAAATTTTGGAGGTATTTTTATGAAAGTTTTAGTATTAAGTGCTAAGCCATACTCAATCGAAAATGAGGGTGAAAAGGCTGTTGAGGGTGCTTCATTATGGTATGTAAATCCTAGTGATATTACAGAAGAAGGGTTAATTCCATTGAAATTATCAGTTCCTAAGGATAGTGATTTTTATAGTGAAATCAAAGGCTCTTATCCTTTTGTTTGTAATTTAGACTATGGAATGGTTGCTGGTAAAGGAAATAAGGCTTCATTAAAATTGATTGGTCTTAAAAGATTATCAGATTTTAATTTATCTTTAGATGCTAAGTAATGGAAAGCACACTTGTAATAGATACACAAGTATATGAGTTTTTACAGAACCTAGGGTTTGCGATTATATTTTGTTTAACAGTTATCATTGCGTTATTGCTTGTAATTCTTTTTGTAAAGGGGTATCAATCTAATGGAAATTAACTCTATAGAATTTATTACTGAAGCAATTAAATATGGTGCTTTTGTTGGTTTAACTGGTGGTTTTCTAGTTTGGTTTACTGCATGGTGTTTGGCTAAAATAACTCATGTTTTTAAAACTGTATCTAGTTAGTTTAGATAAGTTTTAATTTATATAAACTTAGGGGAGGAATTATATTTATGAAAATTAGAAAATTTTTAAAAGAAAAAAAATCTTATTTAATGGGTGGTGTAGCAACTATAGCTGTATCATTACCAACAGTAGCATTTGCAGAATCAACAGTTGCAGGAACTATAACTGCATCATTTCAACAAGTTGTAACTGATACTCTAGCAAGTATTGCTGCTATTGCTCCAATAGGAATAACAGTTTTTGCTGCAATGTTCTGTTGGAAACAAGCAAAGAAATTCTTTGCTACAGTTGCAAAATAATCTTTTTATCATTAAGAAGGTGGGGTGGATTTACACCTTGCCTTTTTTTAATTAGGAGGTATCAAAATGGAAATTTTGTGGATTGTAGCAATGATATTTTGTGCATTGGCTATAATTTTATATTTAATAGATAAATTTTTTAATAAATAAATTTAAAAAATAGGAGTTTTATTATGTATGATGTATGTTCTATAATTACTAAGTTTTATATGTGGACTTTAATATTTTTTATACTTTTAATCTTACCTTTTGTTTATGGCTATAAAAGAAGAAATAACTAAATAATGTTCGGAGTTTTTCTTAATATTTAACTTTATTAATTTTGGATCTACACTGCCAGGCAGTAAAAAAACTTAAAATATCCGAACATAGAAGGCTCTGTTTTAAATTTTTTACGTAGAAAATAAAATATTGGAGAGCCGTGCAAAATCTTTCGAGATTTAATTATATACTTTCGTTCCTAAAGACCTAAAAAAACCGAGGGGGGTTATTATGTCTATATGTAAAAAAAGAATTATGAGTTTTTGCTTATTCTTTGTATTTACTTTTATAAGTACAGTAGGATTTTATTTTAAAAAGCAACAAGAAGTATATGCTTTTGATTATAAAACACTAACACAAGAGTTTTTTTATTATATGTCATCTTCTTTAGCTGTTGCTAATGGAGTTGTTTTAAAAACCCAAAATGATATCGTTAATTTGGGTACATGTATGTATAATGAATTTTTATCTGCAACGGATGAAGTTAAGTCTAAAATGGTTTATTTTAGTAATGGTTTTTTAAAGTTGACTTCAGATGGTTTGAGTTGGATTGGTGAAACTTTTTCTAAATTAAAAAATTCTTTAGATGTTGCTAGTAGTGATGATTATGAAGTTCAAATTGGCAATGTAAAGGTAAAAGAAGGTCAGACTGCTATTTTTAACAAGCCAACAAAATTATCTGTATTTAGTGGTGATGCCATAGGTCATGTTTGTGGTGGTGGATATATTTATGATGTAATGAAAATTACTAATTATCCTTATGGCACACTTTTAAATGATGTTAAATGTCATTATGGAAATAATGTTAAAATGGAAACTCCTTCGAAAACTATCTATGAATGTTATCACGTTTCATGGAGTATTGGCACAAATGATTCAACTTATTCTTTAATTTCAAGTCCATCAATAGTATTGAAAAATTATACTGGACTTGATTCAGTTAAATCACAGCAAGTTGCAGTACCTTATAATCCTACTAATAATACTTATCCAAATGCAAATCTTGATGATTTCGTAGGGTCTGATTGGGACACCGTAAAAGATAAATATACCTCTTCTGGCACTGACCCTGGCACTGACCCTGGAACTGACCCTGGAACTGACCCTGGTACAGACCCTGGTACAGACCCTGGTACTAATCCAGGAACTCCAGGTAATAATGTAGGTGATTTAGATACAACTATTCCAAAGGAAGTCAAACTTGATTTTAGTCCTTTGTATGTTAGTTTACAATATAAATTTCCCTTCTGTATTCCATTTGATTTAATTAATCTTATTAAAAGTTTTAAAGCTGAAAGAGAAGTCCCCAAATGGACTGTTAAATTTGATGAGGGATTAGTTGGTGAGGGTGTAGTTGAAATAGATTTTTCAAAATTTGATTTGATTATATCTATATTCCGTTATTTTGTACTTTTGGTATTTGTAATTGGTTTAATATTGAAAACTAGAAACTTGATAAGGGGGTAATATTATGATTAATTTTTTAGTTAGTTTTATAAATCTAATAATTAAGGCTCTCGGCTCTGTCCTTTCTTTTGTTCTTAGTATTCTTCCTAATAGTCCTTTTCAATCCATTTCAAATTCCCCTATATCTAGTTTTATGGGTACTATAAATTATTTTTTTCCTGTATCTGAAATGATTACTATAGGTGAATTATGGTTAGTTAGTATAGGCATTTTTTACTTATATCAAATTGTTCTTAGATGGGTTAAAGCTATTGAGTAGGAGGGTTTATAATGATTTATTTATATGATGGTACACCAGGTAGTGGAAAGAGCCTTCATGCTCTTAAAGATATATGTTTCAAGTTAAAACATGGTGGTAATGTAATATCTAATTTTCCAGTTAAACTTGAAAAAATAAAAGGGATTAAAGGAGATTTTGTATATAAAGATAATAAAGATTTAACTGTAGATTTTCTTATAAATTACGCTTATAGAAATCATGTAAAAGGTAAAGAGTCACAGACTTTAATCATTATAGATGAAGCCCAGGCTTTATTTAATCCTAGAGAATATACTAGGCCAGATAGAAAAGATTATAATAAGTTTTTTAGTCTTCATAGGCATTTAGGATATAATGTAATACTTATTACTCAAAATGATAGGCTTTTAGATAGGCAAATAAGATGCTTAATTGAATATCAAATTAAGCATAGAAAAATTAATAATTTTAAGATGATAGGTAGGTTGATGCCATTTAAAACTTTTGCTTGTATCACTTACTGGTATGGAGTTAGAGAAAAGATAAGCACAGAGTTCTTTGTATATACTAAAAAATTAGGTTCTTTATACGATAGTTATGCTTTATTTGATGTAGGTAAGCCTGAAGTTCTTCCCGTAGCGGAGGCGGGTTCGGGGGATGAGGGGGACCCGGTTCCGACCCGCAACGGAAAGCACTTCGAATTAAGACATATAAGAAAGTATATTTACCTTATAAAAACTATTTTTTTTAACTTTAAAAAGGCCATTACAACTAAAAATTAGGGGTTGTTTCTTATATTTATACTATAGAAATAACTGACGCACCCTAAAACACCTTTAAAGCTTTGATATAACTTAATTACAATAACTTTGTGAATGGGGAAAATTTTAAAAATAAATTTGTATAAAAAAATTCCCTATGGTATAATTTAATTGTTCAGATTAATTTACAAACCATAGGGGTTTTTTTACCCTTCACTTAAGAAAGGAGTTTTTATTTTGTTATATCCTAATGATACTATAAAGAATGACGAAATACAAGTACTTAAAGATATTACCAACAATGGAAAAAACAACGATTGGCAAGGGAAAAAATTAAATACTCAGTATATTGCAGATAGCTATTATCGCATTGCAGAGTTATCGCAAAGTGATAAATATTATAAAAAAAGTTTAAGAGTTTTGGATTGTGGAAGCAATCTACAATTTAAAAAGTATAAAGATAATTCTATTAAATTACATTGGGCAGATTTCTGTAAAGACAGATTATGTCCTATGTGCAATTGGAGGAGAAGTTTGAAGATTTTCGGTCAAGTTAGTCAAGTTATGGACAAGCTTTGTAATGACAATAAATATAGGTTTGTATTTTTAACTTTAACATGTAAAAATGTTGTAGATGATGATTTAAATGATATGATAACTCATTTATTGGATTCTTTTGCTAGACTTAGAAAACATAGAAAGTTTAATAGGGTTATTAAGGGTTGGTTTCGTGCTTTAGAGATTACACACAATTATGAAAGTGATACTTATCATCCACATTTCCATGTTATTTTATGTGTTGAAAAAGATTATTTTAAAAAACCGGAAAAATATATTTCCCAAGCTGAATTTACCGATATGTGGAAACTTGCTTTACAAGTAGATTACACTCCAGTAGTTAACGTAAAGGCTTTTAAGACTAATTCTACTAATACAGTTAAGAAGTCCGTAGCAGAAGCGGCGAAGTATACTGTAAAGGATTCAGATTTGATTGTTAAAGGCGATAGAGCTTATACAGATAGGATTGTATATACTATAGACAATGCACTTTATAATAGGCGTTTATGTGCGTTTGGTGGCATTTTAAAGAAATTACACAAGGAATTAAATTTAGATGATTCTGTTGATGGTGATTTAATCAATACTAATAATGATGATATAGAGCTATTAGAAGATTTGGATTATGTAATTGTAAAATATAACTGGCATGTTGGATATAATAATTATGTTTTAAAAAAATAAGTGTGTCCCCTTCCCTATTTTAATGACTTATATTATATAAAAATTATAAATTTTATAGTTATTTTAGGAGTAGGGGACAAGTTTAAAGATGTATTTTAAATACGTCTTTTTTATTTGTAATTACATTATGTAATGTCGAAAATTGTATTACGAAATGTATTTACAAAAATGTAATTACATTATATAATAAGTATAGTAAATAATAAATAAAGGGGATATGTAAAATGGAAGATAGAATTAAAGCTAAATTAAAATATTTATATGAAATGCAAGAAAAATATAATAAACTCAATCATATTACTAAGTTTAAATATGGTTGGAGAGAAAATGCCATAATTGAGCAAATAGACGTATTAGAAAATGTTCTTAATAATGTTTTTAATGAATGGGATGAATGTTATTTAGAAGATTTGAAAGAGTCAGGAGTTGATGAAAATGTTCGATAA